GCGCGCCGCGACCATCCCGTCGAGAACCAAATTGATTTGGACGGGCTGGCGGCTCGTTTGGTTGATGGTATTATATGTGTTCGTCGTAGTGGACAAAGGCTGGACCGCCGCCGCACCGTTGCGCATGGTCAACAGTTCCGGGCCGCGTTCACCGACCAACGCCGAACCGCTTTGCAGTACGCCACCGCCTGCGAGGGCAGGAATGGTGGAGATTTGGCCGATATTGATTCCGAAGAACCGCCCGACGCCGGATTCGTTAATTTTGGACGTGAATTTGTTAATGGCCTCAATGCCCTTGTTAACAAAACCGATAATGGCGTTGATTTTCTCCTTGGCGGCTTCCTTGATGGTTTCCCAAATACCGACGAAGAAATCCTTTACGGCTTGGAATGCCGCTTGCACCTTCTCGATTGCGCCTTTGATGACGTCCGCGACCTTGGTTGCGACATCCTTTATCTTTTCCCATACTTCCGCAAGAATGGGTTTGATCTTGTCCCAATGCGTGACGATGGCCGCCACCAATGCCCCCACGGCTACACCGATTAAAACTAGCGGGTTTGCCGCCACAAATGCGGACACCGCCGCGAATGCGGCTTTGATGGCTGGTAAGTAGGTCAAGAATTTTGCTATTGCGCCCGATATTGTGCCGATTATGCTTGCAACCGGGGAAATCGCCGCCACGATGGCCGCAATGGTTGCGATGGCCGTAATCAACTTCGGGTCAAGGTCGCCAATAAACGACAGAATCTTCCCGACCGCATCGATAATGATATTCAGCACCGGGGACAACGCTTCCAGCGCAGACGCGCCCGCACTTACGATCTCGGCGGTTGCCTGTGCCTTGAGCTGGTCGAGCTGGTCATTGAACGCATTTAAGGAACCGAGGGTCTGTTCGTCCAGTATTAGGCCCATGTCCTCGGCTTCCTGCCCGAGTTGCTTTAAGGCCGCGCCGCCGTCATCAACGATCCCGGCGAGCTGGTCCGCAGACCGCCCGAAGATGTCCATTGCGAGGGCGTCCCGCTCGGTTTCGTTCCCTACGCGGGACAGACCCTGCAACACCTCATAAAAGACCGTGGACGAATCGCGCAACTGCCCCGAGGAATCCCGGACGGAAACGCCAATCCGCGCGAACGCTTCCGCAGATGCGCCGGAATCCGAAACCATAGATTTGCGCATCTTGGACATCGCGCCCGCGATCGTGTCGACGTCTACATCTACACGGTCGGCGGCATACTGCATCTTTTGCAGGTCTTCGGCAGATATGCCCGTTTGCGCGCTCAAGGTGTTTAAATCGTCCGCATAGCGTGCCGAATTGACCGCCGCACCGCCCAAGGCGACTAACAGACCGCCAGCCGCCGCAGAAAGTCCGCGCGTTGCATCTGCAACGGATTTTGCCTTCGTCGAAACGCCGTCAAGGCTCGCCGATAGACCCGCCGTGGATGCGTTAAAGTCGTTCGATGCCTTTGTCGCTTCTTTTAAGGCCGCCTCGGTCTTGACGATTTCGCGGGTCAATGCGTCATATTGTTTCTGCCCGATCTCCCCGCGTTCGAGTTGTTCTGCCGCCTGTGCCTGCGCGTCCTTTAGGGTCTTGAGCTTCTGCGAAGTCGCTTCGACCGCTTTTGCAAGGGTGCGTTGCTTCTGCTCCAAAAGCTCGGTATTCTTCGGGTCGAGCTTTAACGCTTTGTCGACTTCTTTTAATTCTCTTTGTGTCGATGTGAGTTCGGAATTGACGCCCTTTAGGGCCTTGTCTAGGCCTGTTGTGTCGCCGCCAATCTCAATCGTTATGCCTTTAATGTTGTTCGCCATTTATCCAAAAAACCTCTTTATGTCGCCTTGATCGCCCATAACGGGGTATTCTTCCATGTCGTTTGCCTTCTCGGTCAATAAGTCGTAGACCATGCCGACGGTCATTCCGCGCAAGGCATCATCCGACAAACCGAGTTCGGCACACCGAAGCATAAAAACCGCGCCCGTTGCTTGGCGCGTCGTTGGTTTTATTTTTTTTTAGGCTTCGCGGTCGTTTTAAGGCCCGATGCCCAAAGTTCGATGATGTCTCCCATAATGTCGTAGATCGCGAAGGTATCTTCCAGCGATCCGAGCCATTCTTCGACAGATTCGCCCACATCTTCGCCGCCTGCCTTGAGCATCACCCACGCGAGGTTTTCCAACACTTCGGTGTTGATTTCGTCGGGGTTCTTCTTGTATGCGTCCGTGAGTTTCTGCATATCGACGATGAGATCGCGCCCGAAGGTGTGCCGATAGATGCGCGGCAATAATGCGTTATTCTCGATGGTCATTTCTCGACCTTCAAAGGTGATAGTCTTTTTCATTTCGCATAGCTCCTTACTTATGAAAAGAAAAGGCGACCCCGAAGGGCCGCCGCATCATTTGGCTTTTTATGCCGTGGGCAGGGTAACCGCATCGAACCACGCAGATTTGACACCCGCCGCGGTCGTGTCTTTGGTTCTCGCTCTTACGAGGCCGAGTTCGTCTTCCGTACCCGTTACGATGGGGAGGGCTTCAAATTCGAAGCTCTGCGTACCCGGTTCGATGCTTTCCGCGACAGTTTCGGAACCCGCGGAAGGCTTGGAGGTGGGCACGACACGATACAGGACGTTTAATTCGGCTTCCGTGTCGCCCTCGATCTGAAAGAGCAGGGCAAACGGTTTCGGCTGGACGCCTGCTTTTTCAACCAACAGATTGTTTTGGCTCGTGGTCATACCGAAAATATCGGCAAGCATTGCATCGTTTACGCGTGCGAATTCGAGTTCGCCCGTATACCCGTTGTTGGAGAAGGTCTTGTAATACGTGATGTTATCCGCATAGAAAGAACCTTCGCTCACGTTGGAATCCATCGTCAGCGATACCGCGCCGGGAACCGCAACCGGGGTTGCGTAGACGTTCGCGGTGCCATCGGCGCTTTCCGTCAGTACGGCATAATGAACGTTTTTAAGACCGAAACGGACTTTGTTTTCTGCCATTTTTAGGCCTCCTAAATGGTATAGACCGTCACCCAACACCGTTCGTCGGCGAGGTATTCGGCCTCTTTGGTGTAATACAGATTGTTTTGCTTGAATGCGGCTTCGAATAACGCTTCCGTCGCCCTGTCGCGGTACTTGGAATACAGTTCCACCGCGAAGCGCGGGCGCGCGTAATAGTTGATATTATCTGCCGCAAATTCTGTGTCCTCGTTGCTAAAGAAGCACACGAAGGGCAGGGAAGGGGATTCCCCGATCGGCCATTCCCAATATGTGACCTTGTCGGCGAATCCTTCTACGCCTTCAAGAAGGGCGCGCATCTGTTCGGATGTCATTTTCTTTCGATTGCCTCCTTTAGGCGTGTTTCAAATTCTGCGATTGCTTGGCGGTCGGCTTCGGCCCAATGCGAAAACGCCCTTGTGCGCCCGCCGTTTACGGTTGCATGGCCGTATTCAAGTAAGTGCGTCAAGCGGTAATGCGGTGCGTTGGCATATACGACCGATTGGCGAAAGTTCCGCGCGTTATCTTTCGAGTTTCGAACGGAGATGGATTTTTTATAATCCCCGGTGCCCTTAATGCCAGCAGACGAAATATTCGCTTTGACATTCTGCACGGTTCGTTTGCCAACGGCTTTCGTCACCTGCTCGACGTCCTCGTCCACCAACCCTTTATATTCGGCGAGTATGGAATTGACCGCGGTTGCTAGCTGGTCAACCGACAATGTTTTCGCCATCGTTGCTTTCGCCTACCTTCCATTCGAGGTAGAGTTCGAGATCATCGGACGTCGTTTGGTATGTCCTATAAACCCCGAACACCTGCGTTTCGCCGTTGACGTCCATTTCGACCGTCTTTTCGCCTTGGTAATCGGGGCCAAACATCGTGATTTGATATTCGGGTTTGATTCCAGCTTCCCCAGCCGCGGACCATTCAGCCCGCGAAACCGAGTTGATGCGGCCATATACCATCCGGCGCGTGCGCGTTGCGACCTGCTGACCAATCGCGTCTTGGGTGTACGTGTCCGACACGAGATAAAAAGCGATGCTCCTATCCATCGGCTACACCTCCCAATCGGTGTAATTGGTCATTGTCTTCAACTGCGCAAGTTTCGTATGGTAAATGGCCTCGAAATCGGTCTTGTTGTCGTTGTCGCCAAACTGCCACTTGCAATACGCGATAATGGCGGTGCGCACCTGCGAAGATGTCGGCACGCCTTCCGCGTCGGTGTCTACAATGACGTTAAGGCCGGACATTTCTTCGATGCACGCCGCTATTAAGAGTTCTAGTTCGGCATCGAACGCGTCGCCCGCGATCCGTAATGCCGTTTTTACAATGGTTAGCATTCTTGCGTTCTCCTATCTAAAGTGGCGGGCCGTTTAAGGAGGTGCGGCCCTCGCCACATCAACAACGGCAAAACGCCGATGCCTTCGATTGGCTCCATAAAATATGGCGGCCATCGCTTGGAGCTAAAAACGATAGCCGCCTTGCCCAATCCTTGGAGGAATTAAGCCTTTTTCTTTTTCGCCGGGGTCTTGGCCTCGGCTTTCTTCTCGACCACTTTTGCGGCAAGCCTAAAAGCGATAAGCCGTGCGCCTTCCTCGTCGGGGACATCCAGCACCGCTCCTGCGGCAAACCGCACGTTGGTGTTACGCAAAAGCTCGACTTTCATTCGCGTGCCTCCGATTAAGCGGAAACCTTCGCGAAGAACATGTTGCCAACAAGCGCGATAGCGGCAGGCTGGCGACCGAGCAGGCGGATCATGTCGGAAGTCATGAGGGAAGTATCATCGTACTTGAATTCGACTTCGTCGCCCTTGGGCAGGTTCTCGATTACGCCGCCGAGGTCGCCAACGATGGGCACGGTAGCATAGTTGGAGATAATGACGAAGTGGCCATCGAACGGGTCGACGCCGTAGCTTGCGCCAAACTGAAGGCCCTTGTACTGGGCATAGTCTGCCGGGGAAACGATAACGACGATGTCTTCGGCGGCATCGGACAGAAGCGCGCGAGCATCGATAAGGTCGGTAATGGCACCTGCGGCAGAACCGGTCTTTGCTACTGCGGGCGCGGTAGCGGTTGCGGTCTGCGGTGCGTTCAGAATGGCATCGATAACGGCCTTTTCTCTTGCCTTGATGATGCCGCGGGTGATTTCGTCGTAGATGTAGCGGAGGAATTCTTCGCTATTGTCGGCGACTTCGTCGGAGAAGGAAACCCACTTTTTCATGGTCTTCGGGATCATGGTTACAATGCCGAGGGTGAGGGCTTCTTCCGTTACTGCCGCGCCGCCTTCGGTGTGCTGAACCGCGATCGGTGCGGAAAGCTCGAAGGATGCCTTTACGTTGCCGCGAACGTTCATTCTGCGAACGCGGGACAGGATCGGGGATGCCTTGAGCCGTTCGGCGATAACTTCGGTAACGAATTCGGGCACGGGTACGGTGCCGCCGGTAACGCCGTCGGTCAGCAGGGCGCGGCACTCGGTGTCATCGCCCGTCTTGACATAGTTTGCGAAGGCGTCGATATACGCTTTAGTGTTTCTAATCTCGATGTTTTCCATCTTGTTTTCCTCTCTGTTTTCGGTCTTTGCGATAACGTGTTCGGCGTTGCCCTGTGCGATCTGTTCCGCAATGGTGCGCCGTTCTGCTTCGGCCTTCTGCCGCTTGGCGATTTCTTCGTCAATGGCGGTCTTCTCGGCCTTGAAGGCGTTCAGTTCCTCAAGGGTGCGTTCTTCGGTCGCCTGTTCGACGATTTCGGCGCGTCTTGCCTCGAGTTCCTGCATTTCCTTCGTGGAGAAATCAAATTCCATGTGTTTTCCTCCTAAAGGTTAATTAGTGCAATCAACTTACGTTTTGCGATGGCTTCTTCTTCGGCCCTGCGCAACTCCTGCGCCCGGCGTTCAATGAATCCCTCGAACGCGGCTCGGGTCTGTGTATCAATAGATGTGTTCGGGTTTGCGGGCATGTCTACGCTCGAAACGTCGTACACCTTCTTGATGGCTTTAATAGTTCGCAGATATTCGCCGTCGCCAAGTTCGATGATCTCGTCTTCGGCTACGGTGAATGCGAACGACATTTGATAAACAAGGCCGCCAGTTATGGCGCGGTATTCCTCGCGCCCTTCGGCGATCATGCCGAGATCAGCGGCAATAAAAAGGCCGCTTTCCTGCGGCTCAAGAATTAAGGTCGGTGCAGTTCCGGCACGCATCTTCGTTCGGGCAAAGCACTTGCCTTCGTGGTTGTGCTGGAAAATGACGTCCGTCATATCGGCATTGTCGAAGGCGTTTCGGTCGACCTGCTCGAAAAACTTGTATGCGCCATCATCCCAAAGTAAATAAGGGTCGTTAAAGGTCGTTGCGAACCCTTCGACGTAAAAGTCCGTGTCGATCAACTGTTCCGCGCGGTTCTCTTTGCCGCCCATTACGGGCATTGCGCGGTATTCTCTGTTATCACATTTAGGCATCTTCGTTGGCCTCCTGTTCTTCGGTTGCGGGTTCGGCGGTTTCCTCGCCCAAGTTGTAGTATTCGCCGCGAATCGGCAGGGTGTCGCCAATCTCGGCAGGTAACGGCGCAAGGTTCCAAATCTGCCGAATCTCGTTACGGGTCATCAAACCACGGTCGGCCATCTGCGCCGATACATTCAATTTGTCGTTGGTGGACATATACTGAAGGCGGTTCGATGTCGCCATGATCGAGGCCCCGAGCTGGCGTTCCCGCTCGGTAAAGAGCATCTTTGTGACCACGTCGGAAAACTGGATCGCGAAAGGCTCGATTGCGCCTTCGTAGAATGCCGCCCATTTGTCGCCGATGGCCTTATTTTGGAGAATGTCTTCGTTCACGCCGAAATAGTCATATACATTCTTGTTTATAAGGGCCATTTGCTCGGCATCTGCAACGAAAGGTTTGCTTTCTATTTGCTTGATGTCCTTATAGGTGTTCGGCCACAACAGGAAGTCGCCCGCATCCTCGGCGCGGAAGTTCAGCTCGGAAAAACGCTTCCGTTCTTTCGCTAAATCCTCATCGCTGGCAAAGTTGTTCATCGTCGCCATAAAACGGAACGTGGCGGCAGATTTTACGCCTTCTTCGATGCCTTCCGTCTGCATGTGTACCAGTTCCATTGTTGGATGCAACGCCCGGTTGGATTCCCCGAAGAAATCGTTTTTATACTGGTACCGTGTCATGATCCCGACGCGCCGAAGCTCGATTGCTACGCGCTGGCCGTTATGGAAGCGCACGCGGACCCACGGTTCTCCCTTATACTCCACAAGTTCGATGTCCTTGTGATAAACGGCATAAATGCCCGTTGTTTCGCCGCTATTGTCGATAACGGGAAGAATCAGCAGGGTATTTTGCACCTCGAGCAGAGTTTCCGCACGATACAGGAATTGTCCCCATGTCTGCCACTCGTTCGGGCCGAGTTTTAGTTTTGCCTGCAACGACGGTTTGGCGGTGCCGTTATAGGTGATGTCAAGTTTGGAGATGTGCCGCGCCTTGGCATCGATGGCCGCCCGCACGAGTTCCGTTTCGTAAATCTCGCCGCCCCAAGAATGAAAAACGGGCCGATAACCGTTCAACAGTTTGAAGACGGTTTCGTCCCGTGCCGGAGGCTCGCTTTTTACGGCCTTCCCGAATAGTTTGTCTAAAAGGCTCAATGGTTTTACCTCCCATTGTTCATGAGTTGCCCGCCAATTTCGGGCCAATGCTTTTGTCGAACGGTCATCGCGTCCAATAACGCCGCCGTTCCATCTATATGGTCAGTTTGTCCCAACTTGACCAATTTAACGCGCTCGGTTCCCGGGTCCTGCTTCAAGGCCGCGTTCAGCAAGTGCGCTTTCAACAAATCGTTGTCGCCGATGTGGATTTTGCCATCGCGGATAAGGCCGTCAAATTCGCGTATCGGACTTGTAAGGTTGAACCCTTGGAAGACATCGTCCGTATGGAAGCCGTAGCCGTCCAACTGCGAAATCAAATACGTGCTTGAATAACGGTCGTAGCCTATCTGCAATGGTAATATCTTGTATTTCTCAACCAGCATCCGGCACCACGCGAAGCAATCCTCATAGTCGACGAAGTTGTCTCCGGATAAGGACAGGAAGCCGCGCTGGATGTATAAGTCATACGGCAGGGCATCCCGCGCGATCGCTTCTTCGAGCTTCGCCGAAGGCATCCAAAAATGCGCGAAGACATACAATTCGCCGCCCTGTTCGATGACCGCAACACAGGCGGTTAAATCCGTTGTGCGCGACAAGTCCACGCCCACTACGCAATAGTGATCCCGGAACGCATCGAGCCGTAACGGCGCGCCGCACGCTTTTTCGACCGCGAGTGCCGGAAGCCAAGCAAGGGACGAATTCTGCTTCACGTTGCAATACTTCGTGAGGAATTCGGCCTTTTTCGAAAGGGACCCTTCCGCGATCGCGATTTCCTCAAGTAAGAAATCGACCGACACCGAAACGCCCAAATTCGGGTTGCTTTTCGCGAGTTCGTTTATGTCGTTCCACTTCTCCGGGTCATCGATCATATACAGGAAGGGCAGGAGCCGCCGTTCTTTACTGTTGCCCAGCAGGAACCGCGTTGCCCGCCCAATCAGTTCGTCATATATCGAGCCGTTGACATATCCAGCCGTAGAACACGAAAGCATAATCGCGCCGGGACGCGCGCCCGTGCCGGATTTCATGACCTCGTATTGTTTTAGTCCCTTGTCGCCTTCCCACGCCGCCACCTCGTCGCATATACACAACGACGGGTTGAATCCGTCCGACTTCTTGGCCGAGAACGCAATCTTTTTAACGGTTCCGTTATTGCTCGGCAAGTACAAATCCGTTTGACGGTGCCGCGCAAGTTCGGGATCGTCGCCGTATTCCTTCCGCTTCTTCGCTTCGGCAAGGCGTTGTTTCCTGTCTTGCCATTCGGGGTCTAATACGACTTGTTGCCAAATGTTGTTATAAATTATGTCGGCTTGGTCCAGCTTCGGCGCAAGCGTAAACACGCGCGCACCGTAACCGCCCTCGAGCCACCACACATATTTTGCGATCGCGGCGGCTAGGGCGGATTTTCCCTGCTTCCGCGCGACTATTAAAACAACCTCGGTAAACTGGCGTTGCCCGTTGGCATCTACCAAACCGAACATGCACGACACAAGGGCCTTTTGCCAAAGGTTCAGCAAGAACGGCCCCGGTGCGAGCGGGCCTTCCGTGTGGAAGCAATGCGCTTCTATCCAATCTATGGCCGCGTGTGCTTTCCTACCGTCGTAGCCGAATTCGTGCGCCTCGATGCCCTTTACAATGTACTCATAAAGCATCCGCACCCACTTACCGACCACAACGGACCCATTCTGCATGGCTTGGTAATACGCGTATATGTAATTATCCGAATTCTCGCGTTTCTTCTTCGGCATTGTTGCTCCTTACTCTGCCGAGGTTCGCCCAAACCCAACCAAAACCAGTTCAGTTCCGGCCCGCTTGGTCGTGATGTGTGTTTTTATTGGTCCCCGCCCGGTCCCTAGGCCCTTTGCGAAAAAAGCTCGACCGGGGGGATGTCAATTCGAAATTATTCGCCCGAGTTCGTCGACCTTATACCGTCGAGGCCGTGCGCCGTGTTCGATCGCATGACATTCACGGCATACCGCGCGCAGGTTGTCGGGATTCAATGTGATTGATGGGTCGTTGATGTTCTCGGGTGTTAGCTCGGTGATGTGATGCACGATCTCGGCAGGCGTGAACCGACCAACCTTGAGGCAATCTTCGCAAAGACCGCCGACCCGCTCCATGTATGATGCGCGGCAGGTCTTCCAAGCCTTCGACTTGTAGAACGATACGGCAAAGGGTTTCACGGTTTGCCCTTCTCGTTCTCGAAGCATTTGCGCAAGTGCTGGTATTGGTCATACTGCACGATGTCGGCTTCGCATGTGTGGTTATTGCAAAGGCGATGCGACCGAAGGCATATACAGGCGATGCGCCCGCCCTCGGCTCGCAAGAACACCTTTATGCGCTTCGGTTTTCTCATTGGCTTATACGGTAAACGAAAAGCAGGCCCCGGGATGTTAAGGCCTGCCGTTCGCTGGTTGTGATTATGAAAGGAGTTGGAGTGTGCGCCGATGAATGTTGCACCTCTTTACCATCATTGGCAGTATAACTATATTCGCAGAACGTAGTGACATTCAATGACATTTGGTGACATGTTCACAGGTGTTCGGGAATTTTTACGAGCGACAAGGCGTGCCCGTGGATGCGGTACACCTGTCGCAATTCGTAGTGCATTTCTTCGGCGATCTCCGGCCACGACTTATAACACAGGTAGCGCAGTTCAAGCACCAACGCCGCATCGGGTTCGTTGACTTCCCGAACAACGCGCATGATCGAGGCTTGCAGGGCGAGCAGGTCGAACAAGTCGTCTTCGATCTCGCGTTGCAAGATGTCGATGCGCGCGACGATTTCTTCCATGCGCGACCCGGTGTTCGTGCCTTTTGGCATCGCGGATAATGTCTGCGTCGACTTCTCGGCGATGGTGCGCAGTTCCTCGATGCGCTCTTGCTTGGCTTTTATCCGCGTGTTGAGCTTGTACCCCTGTTGCAAGAATTCCTTTGCGGTCATTCGGTTGCCTCCATCGCTCCTTCCGCGCCACGCTCAATACGGGCGATCACATTGTCCGCCGTTAGCCATCCACGGACACTATCGCCGTCTATGTCGTGCCATACAATTTCGCCGTAAATCTCAAGTAATCCTTCTTCGTAGCCATAAGAACCGGGGTGACATACAGCATCCCACAACCGTTCCCCGTCCTTGTACACGATGATTTGATTTACTACGCCGTATAGTGGAATATCATCAACGTCTTCTCTTGTGTATTCGTACCCGTGTTCCTTTAGGTACTTTTCCAACTTGTCAAGTTCGCTCATTTTTCCTCACCTTCCATCCTCGTTCCGCAGTTCCCGCAGTAATTCACGGCTTCTACGGTCTGCCGCTTACCGCATACCGAACAAGTCGCATATAAAAGGCCGTTCGGCGCAGGTTCTACATCTACCCAGTTTCCCCGCGGCGGCTTTACTTCTTCGGGCTTATCTACGGCAAGCATATCCGTTAACTGTCCGGCGTAATATCCCGATACTGTTTCCCCTATGACGACTTCATCGATCGTCAACAGATGACCGATGACTTTCGCGATTGTTTCGCGTTGTGTTGGTGTCATTTCGTTACCTCCTTAAAATCCCCGTTTTGCGGGGACGAAATATCCGCATTGAGCAATTTACCGATTAAATGGGGTTTCACGCGTCTATGAGCCGATTTAAGGCCTTCTCGCGCGTCCTAGAATGTCGGGCCAACCGCGAATGAATCGCCCGCAACATTTACCGCAACGATCGGGCACCCTGCGGGCCTGTACTCGCCGTGGAATTCCTCGGCGGCAAGCTCGAGGATGCCAGCCGCGAAACATTCGCCGCCATCGTCGAAGTTGTGTTCGATTCCATACCAGCAAGATTCGCAATTTTTCGGAACCGATAAACCTTTGATGATGATTGCAGGTTCTTTGGTTCTCCGTGCCATTTCTTCGCCTCCTTCGGCTTATACAGGCACCGCAGATGGGACGGCGGTTTGGTTCGGTGCCTTCGGTGTGTTTCTGTGTGTATCTTTTTAGGAGTGCCGCCCCGTCTGCCCGTGATGGCGTTATTTGGTGTTCGGCTCCGTCATTTGATACAGAACCGCGATGATGTCTTTGTAGCGTTCGCCGTACTTTTCACGCATTCGCGCGAATAGCGTTAAAATTTCGTTTAAGTCTTCGTCGCTTACGTCGTATTTGCTAATATCAATCATTAGTTGATGTTTCCCTCCTTAATCATTCTCAAGCCGGAATTTCAGCTCGCCGATACTTGACGTTTCCACGCACAGTTTCGCGGCGCGTCTGCACGCCCGTTCCCCATACGCCCGGCACATCTCGTCCCACTTCGGATGCCTTTTAAGCACCTCGAGCGGGTCTTCGGCTTTTACGGTCCGGCGTGCCTCCGTTTTGATCGCCGCCCGAATCTCGCTCGGGTGCGGCTCGTTCTTCCTTGTGGCGAATATTCGCTTATACTCGGCCATTACATCCACAAACGCATTGTTGCGGAACACATCGGCCAAATTATCAACCGCGGTCGCGTACTGGCGTTCGGTTTCGTCCTTATAATTCCTCGGGTACGAATTCCGCAACCAATCGTGCAGGTTCGCCGCGTCTTGTCTTGTCATATCGGTTCGCCCCTTTCCAGCTTGTCCAAATACTCGTGGACCTTGTCCATATCAAGGCCGCGTTTCTTCTGCTCCGGCGGTTCGTACTGCTTCCACCTACGCACAACCGCCCGCCAATCCTTAATAGGCTTCCCGCCGATCTCCCAGCCGATGGCCTCGTAATAGTCGAACACATCGTCCGGGTCCGCGTTCAGCCCCTCGGATTCGATAAAAGAAGCGAGGTCCCCGCGCGACGGTATATATATACCTTCTTCCCTTCTTTCTTTCTTTTCTTTCTTATTTTGTGTCCCTCCGATGTCCTCCCGATGTCCTTCCGATGTCCCTCCGATGTCCTTTCGCGGTTCTTTCGTTGTGCCTTTAGTTGTCCGCGCATCTTGGTAAAGTGCGTATTTTTCAATGGTTATGGTTGTACCGAATGTTGTTGATTTCGTTGTAACCATTCCAGCACATTCGATGTTCCGTAAAAAGGTGTTTACCTTGTGCCGTGACCATTTCCACCTGTCCGCGAGTTCCTGTTGGCTTGTCGCGATCTGTCCTCGCTTTATCTGCTGATACCTGCCGCGGTAGAAATTGTCTTTGTCGGCGAAGTTCGCACGGCCTATAAGGTCCACCCACGCTTGACCGTATGTGAACGGCTCGGAGAGCCACAAGGGATCATCCAACAATGATCGGTAGACCTTAAAAAATGTGTTGTCCATTAGATGCCCCTTTCAAGTATTAGATAGATCATTCCCGCCGCCTGTTCGGGAGTGCAAAACACGAACGTGCATCCGTAGCGTTCTTGCATGGTGTGCATCGCCTTGCATAGCCGTTCTCCGGTAATGGCGCGGGGTGATTCCGCTAGTCGCGGATTCCACCACCGCGCCACATCGTCCACCGAGCGGATGCCGTCTTCGTTCTCAATGAGAATGTACAGATGGCACCCGTTGTCCTTGGCCTTTACCAGCTCGCGCCGGAACCGTGCGTGTTCCTCGTTGGTGCCGCCGATGTTCTGCGCGATCTCCTGCATATTGGCTTTGGTGTCGACCGATACGGCAGGGAACAAGGCGTAATCGCCAACCGGGAGGGCGCACCGGGTGAGTTTGTCGCCGTGGGCCTCAAACGCCCGGTGCTTTATTTCGTGTTTGCCTTTTTGATTTCTCGTGTCTTCCAAAAGGACCATTTTTAGAACGGAATCTGACTTTCGTCGATGGCCTCAAATCCAGGCACAGGCGATGCAGGCGCGGACGCCTTGGGTTCGAGCTTCGTTAATTCGGGTACCTTGAATTTACCTTCCTTGATGGCCTCGACCGTGAGAATGGACTTCACGCGGGTGCGTTCCTTGACTTCGCCGCGGTCGTTCTCGTATTCCTCGTAGCCGATTACAAGGCCGATGCGCTTATGTACGAGGCCCTGTTCGTCGAAGCCGTCCCCGGCCTTGATCGCGAACGCGGTTCCGTTGGATGCGTCCACCGCCTCGAGAAAGGCTTTCATCATGCCGAAAATGGTGCGGTCTTTCTTCTCGTCGCCTGTCTGCTTGTAGGAGCGAACGAAGGAATGCGCGAACGGGTGTTCCTTGCTCCAATCGTCCCCGTAGAAGCCCTTAAATTCGCCCTCTGCGATGTCATAGATAACGTTAAAGTAATACTTATCGGCCTTTACTTCTACGCCCGTTATTTCGCAGATATAGCCGCCTGCGGGCAGTTTCGGACGGTCGGAAAAGGTGACCGCCTCGGCGTTCTTGTAGATGTTCCCAAATGCTAACATTGTTCGTGTTCCTCCTTACTTAATCGAGATATTGTTCGTTTCTACCAGTTCGCATCCTTCGATGCTCTTACCAGCCACGAGCGCGGCTTTGATCGCGGTTTTGTCGGGTTCCTCGGTGACCTTGCGCCGGATGTATTCTTCGGGAAGCTCGGTGCCGAATTCGATTCGAACGGACTTTGCCTTGCGCCAGTTGATCGCGGCGCGGGCCGTTTCGAATTTCTGCCCGTCCAGTACGGCGGCGAGGTACTTTGTGAGGGATTCCGCTTTCCGCTCCTTCGCCTTGGCGCGATCGGACATCGCCTTCGCTTCGGCTTTTAGCTCGTCGGCATCGCTTCGCAGGTTCTTTACCCAGCAAGCAATATTTTCGATTTTGCGGTCGCGCTCCATCTGCAACGCTTCCAGCTCGGTATAAACCTCGCCGTCGATTTCGCCCGTTTCCGGGTCAACGCAACGATCCATCGCGGCTATAATTGCCGCATCGATTTCGAATAGGTTTGCCATGTTATTTCTTCTCCTTGGTCTTATCTGTGAGAGGCTTTAAGTTCCAGTATTCCCGGATTGCCGCGTCGACGGCCTTTAGATCGTTCGGGATTTCCTTATCCGCAAACATCCCGATTGGGGTTTTGGCAGGTGGCATCCCGTTTGTTATGAACGTGTAATGCTCGCCGTCCGTCTGCGCGATAAGTGTAATCGGGACCATTCCTTCGATGCCGCCGAGGTTGGTATCAAGCATCTTGCCCGCGGTCTTGGCCTTCATATGGCCGTAATCGTCAAATTCGGGATGGTGGAGCAGATACACGATGGTGTCGTTGTTGGTGCCACGCTTGATGACATCCAGCAAGACGCGGAAGTTTACCGCCATTTGGACGAATTTGTCGTAGCCTTTTTCGTAGGCGCGGGCCATGTTCTCGAATGCCATTAGGTACTGGCTATCGTCGATGGCATACGCCCGAAAGGTGTTCTTCATGAGCGTATTTTTGATAACCTCATAATCGGACGTGTTCGCGGTGTCCAGCTCGGCGCGGAACGGAAGCCGCTTCGATGCTACGTTCAACACCCCGATTTCGCCTTTGCGGAAGTTCCGAAGGCTTGTGCTTTTACCTGTGCCGGATGCGCCCAGCACGAGAACGATTTCTCCCATTGTTTTTAGTTCTCCTTTCTCAATCTCTTTACAACCAGTTCGCGCCGCCATAAGCAGGGGACGCGTGGTTCTCTTTCTTTCGGATGCGTCACCTTCTCCGGGTGATGCCCTATGCCCGAGATATTCGGCACCATATAGAACGCGTGCCACATTGTCGGGTATTGCTTGACCTTTACGAACCGAACGAGGTTCCTGGCGCATTCTGTCGTTTCTCTTATAGCCACGAAATCACCTCCACCCCATCGATCCAGCCAACAAGGCGCACACGGTCGCTCGTTTCGTGTCGGTATTCGTATTCGCGCAAGTCGAACAGTTTGTAGAACATCTGCGTAGTAACGTTTACCATTGGCACAAATCGATTTTCTGTGAGTTCGTACCACGGTTGAACAGACGCGATGTGCAAGCCGTTTTCTTCGACGTCGTGTGCGATCGCGCGTGCGGCATCCATCGCCAGTTCGAAATAGTCCGGCACCGGGTCGGGTTCCGGCGTATAAGTCGCCCACGGGCCTTTACCGAAGGCTAATTCCGCGTGCTTCGCGAATAATGACGCGTTCCGCTTGCCCCTCGGCATCTTCCGGCACGCCGGACAGAATTTCGCGCCCGGCCCCGTTGGGATGTACGGTTTGCCGCATAGAACGCATGCTTTCGGCTTGATCTTTAATTCGACGGCCTCGTCGCCCAGCAACAAGGCTGGTTTCTTCTCTGT